ATTGGGCCTCACATATCTCGAGCCGTTGGGGAGCGTTGGGGAAATCAGCGAGGGCGGTCTTATCCGCCATAAACCGCGCTATAAAATCGGGTTTCGATTCGTTTTCTTTTTTTTCGGGTAACACCATTAATGCTATATATCTAATTAATAAACGGAAGGCCCTATTTTATTGCCCCAAATCGTCGAAGTTGGCCACCTTAACCGAATCTTTGAGGTATTCGATAACCGATCGGGCGCGGCAACTTGAGCACCCGTGACGTTGGCCCGTCATTTTTGCGAACCATTCGGCGGCCTCCTTAATTATTGAACCCGTGTAAACGCCCTGGGTAGGTAACCCCAAAACGAAGGTGCGTAGGGCTTCCGTTTCATCTTCGCTTAATTTGTACCGCCCCCATTTGTTTATTGGGCACCTGAATAACGAATACTTTGTTTTAACGGGCATGATACACCCGCATAACCGCAGTTTTTTGCGGTAATGGGTTACCTCGTTGGCCGCCTCCGCGAGCTCGAGGTCCTCAGGGCTCAATTTATCCCCCAAAATCAGGGTGCCGCAAGTATTGAACTCGGGGCGGTAATGCTTGCACGCGCGGCAAATTTTAAGCCTTTCGGCCGCTATGGCTGGTGGTACTTTGAACATTTTTTTTTATTTTACCTATTGCGTTCTCAACTAGTTTATATAACTGTTTAACGGGTATCCCCGTCGCTTTGCTGGCGTCCTTGTAACTGAAATCGTCCAAAATGTATAGCCTCAAAATCACGGCATCGAGTTGAGGCATCAACGAAATATAGGCATCCAAATACTCGTTATCTAGTCGGCTACCTAACCAGGGGGCGGGCGGTTCGTTAAGATGCTTTTCGCTGAGCTCTTGCCAATTACGAGCATATTTCCCGAACTTGACCCCGTAACGACTTGAGGCATCGATAAACATTAAGTAAAGGGCCCTATTGACGTAGTAAAAAAGTTTTTCCTCAACCGCTAGGGCCTCCGCTTTCTCGCGCTGATTTTCGAGAATTTTTAAAAGAGTTTCGGATAGTAGATCGTCACCCCTCACCCCGTCACGCGCTAGGCCTCGGGCGAAGCGGCGCCACGTTGGGTAATGCTTTTCGATTTGACTGTCTAAAACTTTTTTCACCCCGTTTCGAATGTAGCAAAATTCTAACATATCTTTGTCGGTACTAATATACACCCCTAAAAAAATGGAACCCGATACAGTTATTAACGAAAAAAAGAGCGTAGTGTTAACTCCACTCGTTGAATTATTCTCAGTCATTAACCAGCGCTATAATTCTAACCCGAACTCGTTAGCGGGTGGCGGTTACCGCGAAATTTTGAAAATGCGAGATCAGTTCGAACGTATGGAGGGCCAATTTATGAATGCCGCGTATACGATGGGATATGAAAAGGCTATTGAGGATATTCGCGAGGCCCAACAAATAAAGCCCGAAAATAATGCCTAAAACGATTCCACCGCTCGAAGAGCTACAATTACGCCGTATTGATATTTTAAACGCTTGTGGCAACGCCAAAACGCCTTATTTGCGCGCTCTATTGGCTCGCCGCCTTGAGGCCGTGCACCGCGACCTTTTCACAATTACCAAAAATTCAATTTACCGATGACGCCTGAAAGGTTAACCCAAATAATCGCCGACCATTTCGGGACGAAGGCCCTTTTTTCTCAACGTATGAAAGTGAGTCGCTTCACGGCGTATCGCTGGGTAAAAGACCCCGAACGAATGACGCTAAAAAATCTCGAGCGCCTGAGCCGATTAACCAAAAAAAAATTAAGTGAACTCATATGAGCGCCAAAACACAATTGAACCATGTCACGGGCTTAATCCCCCTCAGGTATCACCGCGAAATCTTGAGCCTATTATCGCCCCATTTTGACGTCGAAATGAGCGAGGCCGTTGAAGATTACCTTTCGAACATCGCGGCGGCTCCTATGAGCCCCTTTGCCGTTACTGAGCTAGTTTTTCGCCTCGTTACCGAAATAACGGGCGTCGAACATATACGCGAAACCAAAACCCGTGAATTTCCGAAAGTGTTCGCCCGTCAACTTGCTATGGTCGCGATATATTGCGAAATCGAAAATTCAACTTATAAAAGCGTCGGCGAGCTCTTCTCGGCCAATTTCGACCACGCCTCTGTTATCCACGCGAAAAAAGCAATTGAGGGCCGTTATGCCGCCGATATCCCAGCGCGTAAAAAAATAAATATGCTCATTAAATTTCTCGAGGAAAAAAACCTAACTAACACGCGCGACTATTTCGCCAAAATCGAAAAAGTAGCATAACCCCGAAACGATGCCCATCGAATTTTTACCGAAACAACTTGCCGCCCTCGATTCGCTGGGGCTCGATTCACCCGCCGAGGTTGTTCTTTTCGGAGGCGCCGCGGGCGGGGCGAAATCGTTCACGGGTTGCGCCTGGCAAATTATGAGGCGGTTGAAATACCCAGGCACGCGCGGCCTGATCGGGCGAAGTAAACTCGATACACTAAAAAAAACCACGCTAAAAACGTTTTTCGAGGTTGCGGGGCTCTTCGGATTACTCGCCAATAAACATTATCAATTCAACGCGCAAAGCAACGTTATAACGTTTTCGAACGGGTCCGAAATAATCCTTAAGGACCTATTTAGTTACCCCTCAGATCCCTCGTTCGATTCCCTTGGATCGCTCGAAATTACTGATAGCTTTATAGATGAGTGCTCTCAGGTTTCAAAAAAGGCTATTGATATTGTGCGGAGCCGTATCCGTTACAAATTAACCCAATACGGTTTAAGCCCGAAAACGTTGCTAACGTGCAACCCCTCGAAAGGCTGGCTATATAACGAGTTTTTCGCGCCGTTTCGTTCGGATAACTTGCCCCCTCATTTAGTGTTTATTCAAAGCCGCGTAGCCGATAATCCTCACCTCCCCGCCACATACGCCGAAACGCTCTCGCGATTGCCTGAGGTGGACCGCAAAAGGTTGCTCGAGGGCGATTGGGATTTTGACGAAACCCTCGATTCGTTATTTACTACCGACGATTTACTGCGATGTTTTCGCCCAGCGGAGCAAACGGGCGAGCTCTATATAACCGCCGATATTGCGCGGCTCGGGAAGGATAGAACCGTTATAGCGTTATGGCGGGGGCTCTCGCTTATTCAAATTACCGAACTGAGAAAAAAGAAGATCGACGAAACCGCGTCCGTTATTCGTGAAATGGCCGATTATCATAAAGTAAAATTGAGCAACGTAATTGCCGACGCCGACGGCCTGGGCGCGGGCCTCGTTGACGTCCTTAAATGCCGCGAATTTCGGAACGGGTCCCGAGCCACTAAGCCCGAGAGGTTCGTCAACTTAAAAGCCGAGTGTTTTTTTAAGTTGGCCGAAATGATCGAGCTCAACCGAATCGTTTTACCCGTGGCCCATCGCGACGTAATAATGAAGGAGCTCGATTTGATGCGGCGCAAAAATCCTGATGGGGATGGCAAACTAGCGGTAACGGGTAAAGAGGAAATCGCCCGCACCCACGGAATGAGTCCCGATTACGCCGACGCGGTCGCTATGCGTATGTTTTTTGAACTATTTCCCAACTATGGGCGGTATTCATACGCCTGATTCTAAAACTTTATTCACAACGAAACCCGCGCCCCTATTGGCTTGGCTTGGGTTATTCACATTCTGGAAAAAAATAATGTTAGATTTATTTGGAATGTAGCAAAAGTGCGACATATATTTGCCAAACAATTAACAATAACAATATGTACACACAAGCAACCACAATCGAAACCTTCAAAAAAAATGAAAAGGTAATTTCAATTATTCGCGTACAAAAGCAAGGAACAACGCGAGTTTTCTTTTTTCCTAAAACGGTTGAGGGTTTAAGACTTAACCGCACAATGTACGCGGCGAAATGGGAAGCGGTGAAAATTGCAAAAATGTACTTAAATAATTAAAACCCCGAGGGGCGCGGCTCACCAACGCGCACAAACAACACAACAAAAATTTAATCACATGAACATTTCAGTTGGATCAGCATTTAAAAAAGAACATTTGTTCAACGGTTCGCGCACAGCATGCAATCGCAAAACATCATTTGCAATGAATTCAAAAGAACAGTTTAAGAATCTAATGGAACTTAATCTTGAACATTGTTGTGAAAAATGCGTTGCCTATTTTAACAAGGCAAATCAAAAATAAAAATCAACGAGGGGCGCGGCTCACCAACGCGCACACAAAAAAAGTAAACAATCAAAAATAAGTTATATGTACACAATCACAATTTCAACCTACTCAGGATCTCAAACCTTCGAATTTTCAAACATTCGCGAAGCACTCAACTCATTCATTGAGCGATGCGACGCCCTCGGGTACAATTACACCGAAAACGAAAACGGAACGTTTACCGCTGGAGGCTTCGGTCACTCTCACGAACTCGAATTAACATCAAACTTTTAACCCCAAAACAACCCTAAAAAAATGGCATCAATTACAATCGACATCAAAGCCGAAACAACCGTAGACACAATTACGATCGAGCTCCCACATTACACAACGGACGGATATACTCACTACGCTATAATGGCGCCCGATGTAACTATAAGTTGCAACGATTGGCACCGATCTAACCAAGCTAACGTGTGGGTTATGAATAAGGTTCCCCGCGAGGCGATGGGCCCGAAAATGACCCAAGTTACCCGCGAGGAATTTCTATCAGTTTATAACGCCGCCCAGGCACGAATAAAAGCCGCGATATGATCGACCAACAATTCAAAAAAGAAATCCGAATTTTAATAATACTCAATTTAATAATTCTATCGCTATGGTTATATACCCTTTAAACCCCGAAACTTTGGATTCGCTGCAAAAGTTCCAAACCCGCCTCAACTCAGCACCCAGCGAGTTATCGGTTGAATCGACGCCCGATAAAAAAGCTAGCACGGTCGTAATCAGTCACATCGAAATGACCCTCGATGAGCTTTTTTTCGGCCAATGGAAAACAGAAAATTTCAAATGGGCCGCCATCGCCAACGAGGTTCAGGGAGCTCTCGAGCTCGTTTGTATTCACCCCGTGACGGGTTTCGAAATTCGCCGAACGGGCGCCGCCTCGATAATTATAATGGTTGACCGGGCGCCCGAAAACCTCGCGGGCCAAGAGCGTAACCAATGGGCGCTCAACCCCAGCAACAAAAAACCGAATGCCCTCGATATGGCCTTCCCAAAATTGAAAAGTGAATGCCTAAAAAACGCGGCGCAGTCACTAGGAAAGATTTTCGGTCGCGATCTCAACCGAAAAAACGCCGACAAATACCAACCCTACAAATTACAAGTTGGCGAGCTACCTCAGGCCGTAATCAATAAACTCGAGGTTGGTATTTTAAACCGCGATCCCCAGGCGCTCGAGGCGGTGCAATCCCTTGAGAGCGTTATGAGCCCTAGCCAAAAAACTTTATTAACCGAATTAATCCAAAAAACAAATGAGCAATAACCCCTATTTAAACGAGTATCTTTTAACCGTGGCTCAGAATACCGCCGCGTGGGATAAAATGCGCCTGGGCCGCTTCACGGGCTCAGGAATCAGCGCCTTAATGACCGACCCCAAAACGAAGGCGGCAAAAGAAGCGGGCGAGCTGAGCGAAACCGCCAAAAAATACATTTACGAGAAAGCTATGGAAATCGTCACGGGCGTAAGCCCAAACGAGGCAACGAGCCGCGCGATCGATTGGGGCAATGAGTGGGAAGAGCACGCCCTCCGACAGTTACAAATCGCCCTAAATAGCCCCGAGGACGCCACCCAGCTAAAACCCTCATTCCGACTATTCAATGATTATTTCGGATGCTCGCCCGACGCGTTTATGATCCATCCCGAATACGGCCCCGTAGGTTGCGAAATTAAATGCCCGTGGAACTCGGTTAATCATTACCTCCATTCCCAAATACAAACGGCCGAGGATCTTAAGCGGGTGAATTCCGACTATTATTACCAATGCCTCGGGAATATGCTCACGTTTAATTTGCCCGCCTGGGTATTCGCGAGCTACGATCCGCGCCAACCTGAGCACCGTCAACTGCATCACGCGGTTATGTTATTCGACCCCGCCGCCGCCGCCGATCTATGCGAAGTAATGGAGCGAGCTCACACCAAAAAAACCGAAATTCTGAAAAATTGGCTCGCGTTATAAGGCTAAAAACTCACCCAACTCACCCAACTCACCCAAATCAAAAAAAAAAAAACAAACAAAATGAACAAAGAATTAATCGAGTT